CTTGTCGAGCTTTCCTCGTCCACGACGAGGGCGTGTAATATGAGTACCTAAATTTCGATTTTGGGTTGATATACGGGGGCAACGAACGCCAAAGGCGCCGTAACTCCGCATTCTTCTCAAAAAAGATGTCATCAGCCGGTCCGGGTGTCAACCCGGCGTAGCCGACGACTCTAGGTAACTCAGAGTACACATTCAGATCTGGTCGATCTGAAACATGGTCTAGTCTCATCTTCCGCCGAAGGGAATCGGACGGAGAAGTGACTCGCCTCTTGTCGATATCACTCGACTCAAGGCGCATCAACCATTCCCATCGTTTCTCATAAGAGAAACCGGGACTGTTGAGCTCACGCCCAACAGGGTATGGTAGGCTGACCAAGGCCCGCTGAAATGGGTTATAACACTTCGTCACCTTAGGACCGAACGTATCTACAAGAGATATGCAAGTCTTATCAGTGACAGGTAGATACTTGGGCTTGTAGAAGCTCAAGTTTCTCGTTATAACCTTACGAGCAAACTCCGCAACACGCCGCGACCGAAAAACGCTCTTATGAGCGCTTATCGGCGCACCAAGGGTGCTTAGCATAGCTAAGTACTTTTCGGTGACTTTAGGGTTTGATATGACAATATCATCCCCTAATATCCGGAAAGTGTTAGGAGCTTCTACAGCTGGGACGCCAGCCTCCTTACAAGCACGTAGTGCGAGTAAGGCGTGCCCGAGGGCAAATACCCCAAAAGAGGGGTACGTGCCTAAGGGCTGGCCTGTCTTCCAGCTCGCTGTTGTCGACCGTCGAACATTTAAAGCATCGCACATATCATCGGGGAGGAGCCATTCCCCCCTAGATATGTACGTGAATAGCTTAAAATGCTCTTCGAGTCGCGTGATGTAGATGTGTGATTCCCCCTGGAAGAGGGTGACCATCCGTTTGAGAGCATCCAACTGAAACTCGAGTGGGAAGTGGTCGGTAGCGCCCGTCAGATCAATCGACGAGCACTCTCGATCTTCGCTTAACCACTCTTGGACTTTTCGTACACCCGCACTTTGATCAAAAGTGCAGTCCCATTCCGCAGAGCGGAGTAGGTCGTATACGAGATCGCCCAGAGGCTTCAGGAGATGCTGAACAGCGGGATGTGGGGCCGCGTAAAAGCGAGTCTTGCCATTCGGCTGAACTCTATAACGAATGAAGCCCATGCCAACAGGGACCTCATGTCGTCTAGGCGTCTCAATCCCGTAAGCTCCCTTAAGCAGGGAGCCGAAAGGACCTTTGAAGACTTGTCGAGGCGGAACGTTCCTACGGTTCCGAATCGATTCTTCAATGAGAAGCCAATACGCATGTCTCACACACTCATCATCAGTTTCGCTGAAATCATTTATAAGAGGAGAGTAATCGACTATTGCTAGTCGATCCTTCTTTATAGACTTCAGCGCAACATCCCACCAAGAGTTACGATCTAACTGTGCTTCCGCATCAGCCAGCTCCCAAGGTTTGGCCTTGAGGTAACGCAGCAACCTTGTGTTCTCTCCACCTCCTCTGAAGTGGAGCACTCGGTTGGGGATTGTTGGGTACGTCCGTACCTGGCTCTGGTGATTCATCGCGTCTAACTGCTTCCTGAAGTCTTCCTCGCTTGCGCGATCGGATAACTTGAAGGAAGTAAAGAGCGACAACAGCTGGATAAGGTCTCGGAATTGGGCATTACTGCCCTTTTCAGAGTAACTGTCTATAAAAGCCAGTTCCCCTGCTAATTTCTTAGCCTTTGTGACCTTATACCATTGGAGGACCGGGATATCTTGTTTACCTCTCACAGCGATTGCTCGCTGCCGGAGGGTCTTCAAGCGATCCATGGTCCAGGAAGCCCCACTCGATTCTAACCATCTGCAAACGAGTTTGCAGAACGACATTACTGTCGATTTTGGGAGAGAATCGAGACAACTGATTATCGGAGAAGGGTCAAACCTTACGTGCTCAGATGGAAATCTGATGTGCATAAGTGCGACTCCTTTCTCGACAGATAAAAGGTTGTAATGACACCCTTCAACTCGTGGTCATCTC